GGAAATGGCTCCTGCATCACAACCGATGATGGGTGGAGAACTACAGGCAGTAGGTGTTACAATTAAAGACCGTACCTGTGTAAAGTTACGTCCTGTAATGCCCCAAAACTTTCTAATAGACCCAGTAGCTACTGACATTGAGTCAGCGTTAGGTTGTGCTGTTGATGAGTTTGTGTCAACACACTTAGTAGAACAGTTACAAGAAAAGGGAGTCTATCGTGACGAATCTTTATCTATAGCGTCTACTGATTTTAATATTGAGCCTGATCAAGATTTAACTACCTTTGCTGAAGATAAGATTAGGCTAACTAAATATTATGGTTTAGTTCCTAGACACTTACTTAAGAAAGCCCAAGAGTCTGAAAATACAGAGGAAGAGATAGAGGAAGAAGAAGTTTCTCTTATGGGAGAGTTAGAGGATGATAGCTCAGATTCTTATTATGTAGAGGCTATGGTTGTAATTGCTAATGATGGTATTCTTCTAAAAGCGGAAGAAAACCCCTACATGATGCAAGATAGACCTATTGTTGCTTTCCCTTGGGATGTAGTACCTAGCCGTTTCTGGGGTAGAGGTGTGTGTGAAAAGGGATACAACTCACAGAAAGCACTTGACGCAGAACTACGTGCGCGTATAGACGCACTTGCTTTGACAATACATCCTATGATAGCTATGGATGCTTCTCGTATGCCTAGAAACTCTAACCCACAGGTTAAAGCAGGTAAGGTCATATTAACTAACGGTGATCCTCGTGAAGTATTACAACCTTTTAACTTTGGTAATGTAAACCAGATTACCTTTGCACAGGCTCAAGCACTTCAAACTATGGTGCAAACAGCCACAGGCGCTATTGATTCAGCAGGTATCGCAGGTTCTGTGAACGGAGAATCCACTGCCGCAGGTATCTCTATGTCTCTAGGTGCTATTATTAAGAGACATAAGCGAACTTTAATTAACTTCCAAGAAGCTTTCTTAATTCCTTTTGTAACTAAGTCTGCTTGGCGTTATATGCAGTTTGAACCAGAAACCTACCCAGTAGCTGACTATAAGTTCCATACTTCTAGTTCTTTAGGTATTATTGCTCGTGAATATGAGGTTACACAGCTTGTACAACTGTTACAAACTATGTCTCCAGACACTCCTATGTATCCTCAACTGGTTACATCTATCATTGATAACATGAACCTAGCTAATCGGGAAGAACTTATTTCCTTACTTGACCAAGCTAATGAGCCTGACCCTGAAGCACAACAAGCACAACAACAGGCACAGCAGTCTGAGTTGGCTTTCCAAGCGGCACAAACAGCGGCTCTTAACGGACAAGCACAAGAGTCTCAGTCTAGGGCGCAGAAGATGGCTATGGAAACTCAAGTCATTCCACAAGAGTTGGAGATTGATAGGATTAAAGCAGTTACTACAAATATTCACTCAGGAGATCAAGACGATAAAGAATTTAAAAAGCGACTTGAAATCTCTAAACAACTTCTGAAGGAACGAGAGGTAGCTATTAAAGAGAGGGCTAACTAATGGCAGGAGCATTACCGCGTAAAGGCAAGGCTAAAGTAAAAGTAACCTCCACAGGAAAAAGAGTTAGCTACGGTCAAGCAGGTAACGCTAGAAGTGGAGGGCCAAGAGTAAGAGCAGGAACGTCTAAAGGTGATAGCTACTGTGCTAGAAGTGCAGGGATTAAGAAGAGACTACCTGCAAAAAAACAAAACGACCCAAATACTCCTAACAATTTATCAAGAAAGCGTTGGAAGTGTAAAGGTTCTAAGTCAATGAGGAACTAATATGTCTGGACTATATGCTAATATTCATGCTAAACGTAAGCGTATTGCGTCAGGATCAAAAGAAAAAATGAGAAAAGCAGGAAGTAAAGGGGCACCAACAGCTAAGGCTTTTAAAAAAGCATCAAAAACCACTAAGAGGAAATAACTATGCCACAAGGTAAAGGTACATACGGTAGTCAAGTAGGAAGACCAAAGAAGAATTTACATACTGATCCCCCTAGAGGAGGAAGGAGTATTCCAAAGGTCACACCTAAAAAGAAGACAGGTCTAAGTAAAGCACAAAGTCAGCTTTTAGGCCAAGCGCAAAAATACGCCAAGAAGACAGGTCAAAACACTAAGCAGATACAGTCAGCCACTGCTAAGTATGGAAACCGTATGAAGCCTACAGGCAGTACAACAGCTAAAAGAGCAGGTGGTAGAGTAGCCTCTCCTGTTAAAAGAGCAACTGGTGGTGGTCAACCTGTTAGACGAGCTAAAGCACCTGTACGTGGTCGCAGATCAGCACCTACTCGTGGTGGACGTAGATAAAAATAAAGCTTGACTTTGAGTTAAAAGTGTGTTATACTATGTAAGTATACTACACTTATATTGCTGTCCATAAAGGAGAAACAGTATGACTCACGAATTAGAACTGTATTACCGTAACTTTAGAGACTTATTCCGTAACAAAGGTTGGAAACAACTTATTACTGATTTAAAGGAAAATGCGGTACTTATTAATTCTGTCGAAGTAACCAAAGATTCAAACGACCTGTACTTTCGTAAAGGTCAACTAACTATAATTGCTAACCTTCTTAACTTAGAAGCGCAAATTGACATATCAGAAAAGCAAGCAGAAGAAGAAGAAACAAACTGATGCTTATTTTATTTGATTTTAAATGCAAAGATGGTCACGTTGATGAACACTTTGTAACTAGCGATACCACAGAAGTTACTTGTAAAGAATGTGGTAAAATTGCTACTAGACTTGTATCGGCTCCTCGTGTGAGCCTTGAACCTTTTTCAGGCGACTTTGCAGGAGCCACGATGAAATGGGTACGAGACCGCGAGAAGAAGTTACAGAAAGAGCGTAAGGCTAACTCCTAACCGAAACCTTACATACAATACACCTCCATAATGAGAAATCACGGAGTTTGATAATGGCAACATTAATAGACGAGCGTCAAGAGAACGATGATAATAACGAAGAAATCACCAATCTCAATGAAGTAGAAACTACGGCTGAAGAACCTACACAGGCAACTCAACAGACCACAACTGAAGAAAATGAAATCCCTGACAAGTACAAAGGAAAAAGTACGGCTGATATTGTAAGGATGCATCAAGAGGCTGAGAAGTTATTAGGCCGACAGAGTTCAGAAGTAGGGGAATTACGACAAGTTGTTGATAGTTATATTCAGACACAACTCGACACCACGCAACAAAACGAACAACCTGAAGAAGATATAGACTTTTTCTCTGATCCAGATAAAGCAGTAGATAAAGCTATTAAGAATCATCCTTCCATAAAACAAGCGGAAGCTGTAACTCAGCAGTACAGAAAGTCAACAGCTACATCTCTTTTACAAGAGCGTCACCCAGATATGGGAGACATTCTAAAGGACGATAAGTTTGCAAAGTGGATAAAGGGTTCAAAGATTCGGACACAGCTTTTTATACAAGCAGATCAGCAGTATGATCACGAAGCCGCTGATGAACTTTTCACCAACTGGAAAGAACGTCAACAAGCTGTCGAACAAACTGCGGTGAATGAGAAGACGAGTAGAAAGGAAGCCGTTAAAAAAGCATCCACTGGTGGAGCTAAAGGAAGCGGTGAAGCATCCTCTCGTAAGGTCTATAGACGTTCAGACATTATTAAACTTATGCAGGACGATCCTGACCGATATTTGTCTTTGTCTGATGAAATCATGCAAGCGTATCAAGAAGGGAGAGTCCGTAACTAATCTTATTATAGGACTTTTATCATGGCTACATCAGTATATCCCAACATGGGAGGCGCGGTAGATAATACTTCTGCCGCAAAATTCATTCCAGAAATCTGGAGTGACGAAGTAATTGCCGCATACAAGACTAATCTTGTTTTGGCAAACCTTGTAAAGAAAATGAGCATGACAGGCAAGAAAGGTGATACTATTCACGTTCCTAAGCCTACTCGTGGTTCAGCACACGCTAAAGCGGCTAATACCGCAGTAACCATCCAGAACTCTGTTGAGTCAGAAGTTTTGATTAACATTAACAAGCACTTTGAATTCTCTCGTTTGATTGAGGACATTACCGAAGTACAGGCTCTAGCTTCTCTACGTCAGTTTTACACTGGTGACGCAGGTTATGGGCTAGCAAAGCAGGTTGACGATGATCTGTTTACTCTAGGTAAGTCTTTTGGTAACGGTAATGGTTCTTCATGGGTACATAACGCATCATTCCAGATTACATCAGCAGGTGCTTTGGAAGCATTTGATGCTGACGGAGCCGCTGACGTTAAGGCTTTCACTGACGGTGCTTTCCGTGCTTTGATTCAAAAGATGGATGATGCAGACGTACCAATGGACGGACGTAGCTTTATTGTTCCTCCTTCACTACGTAATGCTATCATGGGTATTGATCGCTACACTTCTACTGACTTTGTTAATGGCAAAGGCGTAGAGACTGGCAAGATTGGTAATCTTTATGGCGTTGATGTGTTTGTATCTACTAACGTACCTGTCATTGACACGACTGGCGGTGCTTCTATCCGTGGCGCACAGTTGATCCACAAGGACACTAATGTTCTTGCAGAGCAACAAGCTGTTCGTTCACAGACTCAATACAAGCAGGAGTTCTTAGGAACTCTATACACTGCTGACACGCTTTACGGTTGTCAAGTAATGCGTCCTGAAGCAGGATTCGTACTGGCTGTACAATAAGCCTTTACACTTAAGGGGATTCTTCGGAGTCCCCTTTCTTTCTTGTTTTCTTAGGAGCTATTCATGGCAATTTTTAGAGGGGACGGTGGTGCAGGTGATTCTAACACCGATGCCACATTATCAGCAGTAACTGAACAGGCTGTCATAGCCACTAATAAAGCAAGTGAAGCGGCTACTAGTGCGGCCGAAGCACTATCATCAAAAAACTCTGCAACTCAATCAGCATCAGCGGCCGCAACTAGCGCAACAGGTGTAAGTGCCTACGCTACAGCCGCACAAAACTCAGCAACAGCGGCATCAGCTAGTCAAACAGCGGCATCAGCTTCCGCAACAAGTGCTTCATCAGCAAAAACAGCGGCAGAAACTGCGAAAACTAATGCAGAGACTGCTGAGACTAATGCAGAAACCGCTGAGACTAACGCAAGTGCTAGTGCTACCACAGCTACTACTAAAGCGACACAGGCGGCTACAAGCGCAACTAGTGCTTCCAGTAGTGCTTCTAGTGCATCTTCCAGTGCAACCACTGCAACAAACAGTGCAACCAGTGCGTCCACAAGCGCATCTACTGCAACAACAAAAGCAAGTGAAGCTTCGGCAAGTGCAAGCACAGCTACTACTAAAGCAACAGAAGCGGCTACATCTGCAACCAGTGCGGCTACCTCAGCCACTGCTTCATCTAATTCAGCAACGTCTGCGGCTACCAGTGCAACTACTGCCACTACTTCTGCTACTAACGCAAGTACATCAGCGACTGCTTCAGCATCCAGTGCTACCACAGCTACTACAAAAGCAAGTGAAGCTTCTACTAGTGCAAGCACAGCGACTACTAAAGCAACAGAAGCCTCTACTAGTGCCGCTAGTGCGTCTACTTCTGCAACCAATGCGGCCACTTCTGCTACTGGCGCGGCTACTAGTGCAACCAATGCGGCTAACTCAGCAACTTCTTCTGCTACTTCAGCCAGTTCAGCATCTACTTCAGCCACTCAAGCGGCCGCTAGTGCGACTTCTATAGGTACTGATCCTAGTTTTAACTCAGTTACAGTTACAGGTACTACTGCTGTTAAAATGTCAGCAGGGACTACAGCCCAACGTCCTTCAGGCACAGCAGGTATGTTTAGGTACAACTCTACTGAAGGAAAGTTTGAAGGCTATACGACTGAGTGGGGCGAAATCGGTGGCGGTGCGGCTGACCTACTACTAAATCAGTTTACTGGTGATGGTAGTGACGTTACATTTACATTGTCAGGCGCGGCTGTTGAAAACAATACTCTTGTTTACTTAGATGGTGTTTATCAGTCCAAATCAAACTATACAGTTTCAAACGCAGACCCTGCTGTTGTAACTTTTTCTACTGCTCCTGCAAGCGGAACAGCAATAGAAATCATGGTTGCGGCTATTGCAGTTACTAATATTGGCACTCCTGCTGACAACACAGTCACTACAGCTAAGATAGCTAACAATGCTGTAACAGCGGCCAAGATAGCTAACAATGCTGTAACAGCGGCCAAGATAGCTGACGATGCTGTAACAGCGGCTAAGATAGCTTCAGTGCCTGTAGCAGTGGGCATCACGACTGTAGTTACTTCTGCATCCATGACGGCTACGGTTAACACGCACGTTTATGTTAGCGCGGCTACTAAGACTATTACACTTCCTGCATCTCCTGCTATTGGGCAAAGAGTCTTGGTAACGGTGGGTAACTTTACAGACACAGTGATAGGTAGAAACGGATCAAAGATAATGAGCAGTGCGACTGACTTCACAATGGATGCCGCTTATCTTTCCATACAATTCATATACACAGACGCAACGCAAGGGTGGGTAATGTCGTGAGTAATTTTTCAGATTTCATAGGTGGCGGTGGAGGTGGTTCATTCCCCACAATCTTTTTACACAAGTCTCAAACTTGGGTTCCACCTCAAGACGGTAACATAATGATTCACGTTATTGGGGCAGGTGGTAGTGGCTCGTCAGCGGTTAACTTTGCCATTCAAAGTGGTGCGGCAGGAGGTTATTGCAGAAAGAACTCTTTAGCAGTAACTACCTCTGGCTCATTTACTGTTGTTATTGGCGCAGGAGGCGCACCCACAGTGGGAGC